TGCTCGTTACATCTACTAATGGGATGCCTATAAAATGCAAAGAACCCAAGATAGAATATACATTCCACATTGAGTACCTCTCAGATCCGATCTTCTGCTTAGATCGAACATACACCCGTAAAGCATCAGGCGATTTAGTCTTAGCCTTTTCAATGATTGTCAAGAACTCATCCCGATCACTATCATTGGAGGCAATGTCGAGAATGTTTTTAGGCTTCAAATGGCTGCAATATTCCCTGAATAAATCATTGGAAGTAAGTATTGCTCCCTGCTCATCAGCTATTACGTAGAATAAATCTATTGAAGATTCAAGAATGTGCAGTGATGCCATGCTGTAAAGTTACAACATAACGATTTATTAAGCCATCTCCTTGCGGATATTATTGATCAATGACCTCCAAGCACCTTGACTGGTTACAAGATATTGAACGGTGATAGCCATCGTAAAGGCAAGCACGATCCCGTTAATCGGTATATCTAAATTCATAGGCATTGGCTCATTCTTTTGATTCGTTCTTACATCGACAAAGGTCAATGGCTCTGCTTTAACTGCGGTAACCAATGATATGTTACAAGGTTGGATGGAATCGAATGCAGTTAACTGAGGCTTGTCAATTACTGACTTGTCAATTTTTGGCAACTCAACAACAGCAACAACCTCAACAGCCGAATCAACAACTGATCCAGCAGTTACCGAAGTATCGAAGCTAATTGTTCTGTGAGTTACCTTGTACACTGTATCTCTAATTGTCTGCTGATTCATCGCTCTTTGCTTTAGGTATGTAGCCTGCTGCGATCAGTGCTGCCACAATCGCTGCCATCGTTTCCGTTGTGATGACCTTGAAGATTAACAAGTAAATTGATACTAAGATCATCAGCGAGCCAATGGTTGAACGCCAGTGCTTAATGATGATATTGAATATCTTTTTAGACTTAGTAATTCTTGCTGCCATGATTAAAGATACGATTGCAGCCTGAGAATGTTTGGCAAGATTAACGTTAATCTTTACACGCCTTAAAGTATAACTTAGCCTCCTCTGCCCGTCTTGTTGTTAGCCCTGCCAATGGCTTTCCTGCTGCCTTATTCCACCGCATAAACTCATCTAAGATGCTTGGATCATTAGGATTGACCTTTGCCTTACGTATCAATGTAGATTTAGAAAGTGCTGAAGATCCTATGTTATAGCACAAACTTACAAGAGCATCGAATTGGCACTGGTTGATATTGGGCAGAAGATTGTTGACCGTCTTTTCAAATGCTGCAAGGGTTAACAATAGCAGCGATGTTGCAACCGATTCATCCTTTAGCTTATCCTTGATCTCAACCCTATTGCCGTTTGGATAGCGAGTGCTGCCGTAGCCGATTGTTGCTACTCCAGCAGGGCATAGATAGGCAGTCAATCGAAGCCCCTCGTACTTCTTAATCAATGCCAAGCCTGCTGCTGATGTAGAGCGCATTTAGATGATTACGTATTGGGCTTGAATAATAAGTTTTGCTAAGTTGGCATTGTTTGTAACACCTTGCAAACCTATGCTAATTGTATTGTTTGTAGTATCTGCTACAATATCAAAATAAACTAATTCTGTTAAGTCTAACCCAAAAGTGGGAGTGCCAATACAATCATTTGCATTAGCGAAATCTGATGCAATAGGCAACGATAACTGAAACCCACCTTGATTTTCTAAGGTATCAAAAGTCGCATCAACTAAAACTGAAACATTAACAACATTGCCAACACGAGAATAAATACCTTTTAACACTGTAACGGTTATAGAATTCACAAGCCCGCTAACAGTTGGAGTATAAGTTCCGCTGCTTAACACATCGCCAACCTCAATCTGCTTAGATGTATTGGTTGAGGTGTCAACAATGTAGAATACATCGTCCGCTGCTGCTGCTCCTAATACTGGTAAGTCGGTAACTTTAATGCCTGCCATGATTGCTTAGTTTTTTACAAATTTACAAAGAATTAAGATACTCAATAGCCTCAACAGCATCATTAAATTGATTGCCGTTAAAACTGAATTGCTCCAAGTTAATCAGCCACACTCCCTGATCCGTTGGTACGTGCATCGACTTAGCATCAACAAAGTCAATCTCAATACGGTTATAGTTGGTAGATACTTCTCCGATCACTGATGAGGTGTAGGATAGTTGACTTGAATCAATAGTTATGTCAATCATTTGATTTCAATTTGATAGTAAGATAGCACAGTTGAATCGGCAGCACTACCGTTCTGAATAGCGAAGATAAGATATTGGTTAACCGTCCAATCAATATTGGAGTTGGTCAGTGTCGCATTACCCACAACTGCATCAGTTTGGATTGATGCGTTTGCCTGAGCCGTTTGGGTTACCGTTGCCGATTTGACAATAGCCGAACGATCCATCCCGTTGTAGATGTTACCGATTGCAGAAGTAGCAGATGTGATTATCAACGTAGGTGCAGGAGTTACAATAGAATCAGCAGTGTTGGCATACACTCGCAAGGTAGTGATCCCTGCTCCGCCCGTCTTGCCTACCCTCGCCTTGATCTCTACGATTGCACCAACTGTGATCGTATTGGCAGGGATCAGCACACTCACCACTTTGTTATTATTGGTGTTGCCCGTTACTGCCGTTTGATTGTTTACATCCTTGTAAATCAATGGCAAACTTGGGAAGGTAGCCAATGATCCATCGCCTCTAACATACTGAGCAGTCGTGCCTGATGGCGTGTTAAATTTGCCATTGATCTGCGTTTGAATTGCAGAAGTTACGCCCTTCACATAACTCAACTCAGTCAGGCTTGGATAGGTAGCAACTGGCAAAGATGTTAATACTCTCGCAGCCGTAAAGTATGCGATCTCATTAGCCGTTCCTGATCCCGTCAAAGCATCGACTGGCGTACCGTCAAGGTTAAGTGTCCAAGCCGTATAAGTTCCGCTTCCCGTATGCGTTTTAATATCAACTACCAAAGCACCCGTAGCAGGATTGTAGCTTGTTACCTCACCGTGCATATGATTGGCAGCATTAAACACAACCAATATCTCCTGCAATGGAATGTAGGATAGATTAAGATCAACAGTAAAGTTCTTTGATCCGTTACTTACACTGTTCGATGTGGTTGAGGTAGTCTTGTAACGGTCAGAAAGTGAATTGATAATTGGAGCAGCAGGATTGGTATTGTCAACGCTGATGTTGATCCCTGAATTAACCGATGTAACTGTTCCCGTTGGAATGGTTGGCTTATTCTTGATAAAGTCAAGTGCTGCGTTATTAGCCTGATTCCAATCTGATTGAATTTGGGCAGCAGGAATGGTTGGCTTGTTAAGGATCTCTGCCACGCCACTAACTGCATTCCAATCACTGTTAACTTGGGCAGCAGGAATGGTTGGAAACAATGTAGGTGTTCCCGTTCCATCGAGATAGTCAGCGTTCGTGCCAGTTGGCGTGTCGAACTTATTATTAAAGGAAGTGAAGTCTGCTGATGTAAGATAGCCGTCATCAAATAAATTAGCAGGCTGAATTGATATATCAGGAGTTGATCCACCGCTTGAAAAGATCGGTGATGTTGCCGTTACATTGGTAACTCCTCCAGTACTTACAACCGACCAAACGGCTGCGCCTAATGTAGCATCTGAGCAAAGATAAACAGTGCCATCATCTAATGACCATCGAGATCCTGCTACAAAGCCCTTGCTTAAATCATCAGTTGGCTGTGGTACAATAGCGAAGTTATGCGTTACATCTCGAATAGTGAAGCCGTCTTGCTCCATGTAATACAATCGCCCTGCCTCCCATTTCAACTCGTAGCTAATGGAGCAGATTTGCGCTGTACCTTTTGCACCTCCATTGCCTGCATCGGTTGTTCCTTTTCTAAAGAAAGAACCATTGTCGAAAGAAAGCCCTGCGTTTGCAATGAAGTCAATATCGTTGGTAGTGCTATTGCCTAAGTTGGTAACTTGTTGAAGCGTTCCAACTCCACCACCGCCTCCGATAGCCACCAATGGATCTGCTTCAGTACCGTTGCCAGTAATCGTAACGCCATCCACAGCAACCTCAGTCAAGCAAGGTGTACAAGGAATCAGATCAGGGAGTGGAATATCGCCACTGCCACAAGTATCGTAACATCCATCCTCCGAAGGTGAAACTACATTCACATCAACATCAATGGTTACACAAGCGAACTCATAATTGGCAGTTAATGACTTGACCTCATTGGCATATCCATTGGGGATCACCTCGTAAGATACCACTCCGATTGAAGTCTTGAATAGTGGATCAGTGCCTGATACCAACCTAAGCACTCTTGAAGCAAGCCAATCCTGAGCATCGGCAGCATCACAAGGCAAATGAGATTTGCGGGCAACAGCATAAGCCGATAGCGTGAACTTGGTTTCATACAATGCCTTACAGCCTGATAGCTTGATTGAATCAACTTTCTGCACTGTGATCTTGCCACGCTTCGCCCAGAAGATTGTCGCTTGATGAGCATCGAAGTTAGTAACTGGCACAGCCTGACCGTTGCCGATGTAGTGTACCCAAGCCTTATCATTGCCGTCTGCCGATAGTTCTGATAGACCGTAGATCTGATCGAAGATATTGCCTGCACCAATGCGCTGATTAAGCCTCTCAATAATTTGGGAAAGTAGATTCATTGTTTGTTCATTGCATTAGTGATTTGTTCTGCTATCAATAGAGCGTGTTCTTCTAACATCTGCTCCTGCTCAAATGCAGTAGGCTGAAAGATTATTCCATAGCCCTTAAAACTTTTACCATTACCAAACTGCAATCCTTCTGCCTTTAATCGTTCTGATTCGGGCAAAGCAATAGCAGCCTCCAAGCCCTCAGTGATTACCTCCTCAGATAAGAATCCACCCTTTAATCTGCCAGTTAACTCTAAAGGCAACTTTGCCGATGTTTCAGATTTGATCTGAGCATAGCCATTAGGAAAGTAAAGCGATTCAATCGGATCACCTCGTTTGCCTACCTTAAATTTTGATGGTGCGTTTCTTAGCGATCTTGGTGATACATAGATCGGAGTTGTACTGTAAGGTTTAGTCGGTAGCTTCTGACCTTCGCTGTTTGTGCCACCCGATGATCCAGTGCCAAAGATGCGTTTGAACATTAACCGCTTCATCTCTCGAACGGGCAAGTACAAAGGTGTGAACTTAGAGATCCACCCCTCCAATAAAACATTAAGGCTCTGTTGTACTTGATCGGGAGTCGATGCCATTACGGTAGTGCTGTTACATACTTCATATTCCTTCTGCAATCCCAACAGTGCGAATCATCAGGCATCCTCATATTCTGAAGCATTGCCCCTAACTCTTCATTGTATCTTGTCGCTGCAATATCTCTCGCAGCCACAATCCCCTCAATCGCATCAGGCTTGAAGCCTTTGTTGACTGATACGGTAGTGTTAACCCTTTGGTTAGGTGATACAGTTAGAGCATAGTTGTAAATCTCAACTGCCGTAGCATAAGCCAAAGGCAAAGCCATCAGCCCACCGATTGAACAGAGCCATCCTTGTCGATCACAGTTCACATTATAGTTGATGCTCATCCCTGCGGTGTACTTGCTTGTAATGGATGATAGCACATCAGTTCCGTTGGTAGTTAAATCAATACCGATAGCATCCACGAACGGGCAGATGTGCGCCTCTCTAACTCCACCACCACAATCGAAGCAATGACCTTTTTTAGTTACCATCTTCGCTGAATCAAAAGTCGATTCGTAAACGATGGCGATGTCAAGTTTCCGCCTTGCACTGGCGAAAGTCTTACCAAGAAATTGATCAAGCCCTCCCGTTGCATAGGTGAAAGTTTCAATCAACTTCAGCGTTGACATATCGAAGATCAGGATCGGCACGTTCACATTGGCAGCATCTACCGCTAAGTTTATATCAGCTAAGTAGAAGTTAAGGAATGACAATGATTGCGGATCGATCTTTAATCTGATGCCCGTATAACGCCCTGCTCCTGCTGCTGTTTGCACGTTGGAATAGTTACTTACCAACTGACCTACTCTTTTGCCCTCAATAACGGTGTCTGCTTTCATTACTGGCGCAAGTCGTGTCAATACATCAGAAGATAATTTGCGCCACGCAAACGCTCTCTTAGCGGTGAACAACTCGCTGCCTTGCAGATATTGATCGGTAATTAATTGACCTAAGAAAGTTGTGTTGATTCCGAGATCATCAATGTATAAGCCCGTTGATGGCTCTGTCTGATTGCAATCTCTTAATCCAAGTAACGATTCAATGCACATCGGATGATTATTTTTTACAAAGATAAAAAAAGGGAGGCATAAAGCCCCCCTCTTATTCGGTTGATAGATAATCAACTCCGTCTTGGGTTAACAAATCCTGATCGTCTTGCGAGATCAAGGCTGTTAACCCGATTACGGGTTTACGATAGATACGCAGTTTACGTAGTTCACACCTGAGAACTTATCGCCTGCCTCGTAGATGTCAGTTGGAAGCGTTACGATCTTGCCAGTTGTAGTCAATACAATAGACAAGTTACTGCAATCATCCTTCATCGTAAGATCAACTGGAACTCCTGCTGGTGTAAACACCAAAGTCTTAGAGTAGTTTGATCCTGCCGTTGGAGTGATGCCAGTATTCCAATCTGCCAAGTTGAATGACAACCACTGGATTGCTCCTGCTGTTGTAACCAACGCTTTAGATTGAGATCCTTGTGCAGCAGCCAAGCGAGAATCGTAAGCGAATCCAAAACCGTTTTGCTGAGTGATAGCAAGCAAGTCGATACCGTACTGAGTGCAGCAGCCAGCAGCCATCGCATTAGCGTAACGCTGCATTGCAGCACCACCGAAAGCAATCGGAGCAGCAGGGTAGTTCGCCATTCTTGTTGCTTGCTGAATGTCAGCGATAGCGAATGGATTAGGCTCATTGCCGTTGATTGTTTCGATCTCCAAGCAATCGCCAGTTACAGTGTAGAAACCTTCTACATCAGTTCCCCAATTACCGATTTGAGCAACCGCTTGAACAGCAGCAGCAGAAGCAACCTTGCGATCAATTACATCCATCAAACGCATAACGCTCTCAAGAACATAACGGCTGTTTTCTTGACAGTGGCGAGCAATGTCAGCAGCATTGATTAGTTGAGAAGCAACATAGGTATCAGTAACATCAACTGTGTAAGTTGTTGTTGAATCTCCGTATGTGTTGGTAGATGTACAAGTAAGGATATCAGCACCCTCTTCTACTTCTGTTTCAGGCAAACGCTGAATCCAACGTGCTTGAACAGTCTTTAACTTACCGTTGCCAGGAGCAACTTCAGTGCGGATTAATTTTGAGTTTTCAGGTGAAAGCAAGAACTCCAAAAAAGGAAGTTGCTCACGCTGACCTACCTCAATGAATAGTTCGCCCAGCGACATTTGCACATTAGGGCATTCAGATAGTATTCTTGAAATTGACATGATGATTTGAATTGTGTAGTTAGCAGCGATTAATAGGCTTGCTGCATTCGCCTACATTGCCATTATAAGTGATGGCTCACTACATCATCATAGTGCCACAAAGATAGTCAATTATATTAAAAACAAAAAGGGAGCGAGCATTGCTGCCCAACTCCCCTTTTAGTCTAACCCAAAACGACTGAGTTACAAAGTTATTAAGGTAGATCGATTTTGCCAAAAAAAGGTTTGTCGCTCACTGACCGCTTGCCCTCACAACTCCACAACTGCCTCGCCCACCAATTTGCCGATCCTCTCGGTGATGGAATGCCATTGCTCCGAGCGCAGTATGAATTCCCTGCATCAGTGCCGGGATTGATTCGATACCCTTCAGCACCAAAATGGATCTCGTTACCGTCATCATCTACTGCCTTGTATTTCTTACCTGAGCGATCAGATGATGTTACATTGAAACCTTCATACATTGGCATGGCAGATCGTTTTTATTTTGTGTAGAATCTTGGATTGATACCTCTCATCTTTTTATCTGACTGCGGTTCGAGTTGTGGAATTACAGCACCTTGCCTTATCACTCGCTGCCCTGCTGATGGGTTCTTCATTATGATCCCTGCCGCTGCTGCTTCCTGCAATAGCACATCTGACAAGTTCAAGAATGATCCTGCTTTGTCTTTGCTCTTCAATCGCTCACCGCTTGTCTTGTCCTTTACGATCATTGCCCCATCCTCTTCGATGTCGATTGCATACTTCTCGCCAATGGTAGCCTTGAATCCTTTGATGGTGTATTCGTTCACCGTTGGATCAAGCTTGATGGCAGATAGTTCACGCTCAAAGGTGTTAGTGATCTTAGCTTGCTTCTGCTCCTCTACCACCTTGATCTTGAATTGATCGAACTGGTTGATCGCCTCTTGTCTTGCATTGTCGATCTCAGTGAGTTTCTTTTCAAGTGTCTTATGCTTCTTTTCCCACTCCTTGACAAGTTCATCCGATCCCGTTTGAGATGCTCGTTGCTGCCACTCCTCTTGCTGCTTCTCGTAGTTTTCTCTTGCCCGATCTGCTGCTTGGCGAATCACATCCTGCGCTTTCTTGTCTTTGAAATCATCCTCAGTCAATACAACTCCGAACGGTTCAAATGCTCGCTTGGCTGCCTGATGGATCGTGCCGTTGATCTTGCCGATCTTATCATTCAACTCCTTAGAGTTAACCCACTGATCTTGAAATTTATCCTTCGCTTCTTCGAGGCTTTCTGCTTCGCTTAGGTTTAGGAAGTTCACTAACTCCAGTGCTTCCTCTGCTTTCATTGCCATATAAATTAGGTGTTTCTATTGGTTTCAATTTGCACTCTCTACCGCCTTTCTTAATAAGGTAGTCAGCAACCAATTCAGTCGCACGCACTATACTACCATCGGCAAGTATTATGAATTTCATTCTCCCACAAAGATAGTAATTATTTGATTCTGCAATCAGTCGATGAAGCCCTCAGCCCTCGCTCTTGCCTTAACTGATTCTGGCACTTTACGATCAGGGATCGGGATCAGGTAATGTCTGCAATTCCAACCTCCAACAAAAGTGAATATCGACTTGCTATCAGTTCCATCGATTCGCCCTGCCCAAGTGCCATCTCTAATATCATTCAAGCCTCCGCTATTCTTGCCATCGCCCCAAGCCTCAATCTCCAAACGGTGATAGATGCCATTCTCCCGATTAGCGCAGAACGGTCTTGTAGTGTCGATCTCGCCTCCAAGATATTCAAACCACTCAACCCCTAACTCCTGATTGATAGCTGCGGAATATGATCGGTCTGCCACCGCCTGCGCTGTTGTTGCAGTGGTCTTGATGTTAGCCAATAGCCTTCCATCATTCGCCTCCGTTCCGATCACAATACCTTCCAATGCCACCACTGCTTCTCTTAGTGGCGCACGTGCAGCGATGTTGGTAGTTAGCTGCTCCAAGAATGGTTGAGTGAATCTCTGATCTAAGCCACTACCATAAAAGGCATTGATGGCGTTCTGCTTTGATATTCTTAGCAGTTGCTTCTGTGCTTCTGTTGGCTCGAATGCCGATTCAAAAGTCTGAGCAATTTCATTAGTCAGCACCACCCCTTTGTCGATGGAATCTAAAAAGGCTTTGACCGCCTGCCGATAGTCATCACCACCCAAAACAATGCGAAGTTGATCCGCTATCGTACCGATGCGCCTGATGTTATTCTCGGTCTGTTCGATGTTACCATTAGCATCCACATCCATTTCATCAAGCAAAGGGCGGATTGTTCGCCACGCCTCTGCCTGAGTTTTAACTGCTGCCGTTGCAAGCCTCTCAGGAGTTTGCTCAAAGAGTTTAATCTTCTGCTTTACAAGTTCATCAAACGATGCCATTCAATAGGTCTTGCTGTGCTTGTTGGATAGGATCTAAGGTTTCAGCGATCTTCGCTGCTGCCAAGTTACGCAGGGCGATCACTTGCTCATTCATTGGTAGGTCAGTGAACTTCTGAACATCGCCCGTTGGAATAAACTCCCTGATTAACTCCATCACCAACTGAGGTGCTGAATGGTGAAGTACATCCTGCCACTTCTCAACCGTTCCATTTGCCACCCTTGCTACAATATCAGCACTGCTCATAAGCAGTAACTCATCGGCATTGATGATAAGATCGTAGATGGCACTGGTTTCTTCATCAGTGTAATGGATGGCTCGGATGTAGTTGTAAACATTCGAGAAGGTAATCGATGGCGGCACTCCTGCTTTCACACCTTCGCTGATCACAGCCAAGTAATCCGATGGCGTGCTGATGTCGAATGATGTTGGATAGACAAGGTTAACACCTCCAAAGTTTTCACCATAGCGCATCTTGCCCATCGTTACAAGGCAGAACTCATAAAGACTGAATATCTGATCTGAGATAGGCTTAATGAAAGCGTATAATGATCTTAGCTTGTTAAGCGATCCCGTTGCCGTAGAAGCCTCGCCAATCGTTCCTGATTCGTCTGATGATGGTAGGTGCAAGATCCTTCTCGACTTAGCCATCTGTTGTTCAATCTCAGTACGCAGAAAGTTTAGCGTGTCCATCGGAGGTGATACGAACTTCAAGTATTCACCACTCAAAGAACTATCGCCCTCACTCAATGAAGTCTTAGGCTTGATCAATAGCATACCGGTAGGAGAGAATCTTGATTTAACCCCCGATCCTGAGCAACTGCCACAAGTGCGATAGCCTCCATTGATTGCATCGAATATCTGCCCGTCTTGGCATTTGTTACCTTCCCGATCAATGAACTCGCAAATCTCGCCTAATGCAACCATAAACGGAAATGCTGATGTAGCCTTGCTGATTTGCAAGTACGATTCATCAAGCACCACTTGATCCAATAAAGGCACTGCGGTAATAAACGGGGATTGAAAAGCAATGCTGTTGCCGATCATCTGCGGTGTACCTTCTAACTTATGACATGGCACGTAGCCAAGATTATGTTGGTAGTAAAGCACTGGCTCGGAGAACTCCATGTCCGACTTCTTGCCTACCTGATAAATCTTATAGATCGCTTCACTGTCGTAAAGTTCTAAGACAATGCCTGACTTCTCAGTTTTGCTGCCAACCTTAATGTCTGTATAGTCATCGCTGATTACAAGATAATAATGCCCGTAATCTTGACCGACAATGCGCTTGCAGGAGTAATACTCTGGCATCGGGCGGATCAACTCATTGCTGATTACCCTCTCGCCATTCTCATCATCCTCCATATCTTCGCTGTACTCAGGCTCGATGGCAATGATACCGTTTGGATCAATCAACTTCAATGTTGGCACTAAGTTCTTAACGAACATTTCAAGTGAGCCAAACTTCTCGATCTCCATGTTCACGTATCGCTCGAAGGTATCTTCACCGAAGATCGGCTCAACTTCCTGAGCATATCTGATCGACCAATTCTGATCGGCAAACGCCCTGCTGATGGTAGCCTTAAAATCTTCAAACACCGACAAGGTTGTAGGCTTGTAGTTGGCTTTGATATAGGCTGCCTGAGCATCGGTTTGGTTTGGCGCACGAACGCTCAACAGATGCGATGGATAGATGTCAGGTCTTGCATGAGGCAGGATTGAATCGTACATCTTAGCAGCGTAGTTGTAGCCCTCCCAATACTCAGGATATTGAGTAACGCCCACTCGCTCCTTCGTGATTGGATTGATTGGTGATCTTGTCGACTGATTTTCCCATTGCTTGTGAAGCTTGGCGAATCGGTTAACGATCTTATTGATCTCTTCGGTAGATAGTGCCATTACGCAACTGCTTTAGTAGATGGTTTGTCTATGATGTTTGAGCCACAACTCCTCGTTCTGCAATAGTTCGGTTTCATCTTATCGTTGGATTAATGCCAAGCCCCTGCCCTCGCTGGTGTTTAGCGTGATTACATTGTACTTATAGTGCTTTGCGTATTTCATCAACTCAGCAACATCAGGAATATGGATCGCATCGTGGTAAGCGATAACGCCATTCTTTGAAATGATACGCTCAACTTCTTTGAACTCTGGTAATATGTTAGCCCATGAATGATCGCCATCAACAAAGATCAGATCGAAAAACTCATCCTCGAATTGGCTCATAACATTGATTGACATTCCCATCAATAGATCAACCACCACGCCCGACTTTTTCAGAACGTGCTTCCGGTAATTGTTAATGTCATTGCCTACATAGTAGCTACCATTAGGCATAGCCTGAATCATCTTGATGGATGTTTCACCCTCAAACACTCCGATCTCCAATACTCGCTTCGCTCCCGTCATTGAGATTAAGGCTGCAAGAAAATCAGCAACATCAACTTCACTATTCCAACCATGTCTTGCAACCTCGTTGAATGTTGGTGTCGTTACTATCTTTTTAGGTCTGCCCTTCTTAGGCTTGTTATCTTCTTGGATCGGCATGCTTGTTATCTGTGATTCGGTGAATAAAATATTTATGTTGTTTCCCTTCTTCTTTCATCCATGACTTGAGCATCCGATCCATCCAGTCGATATAGAATGTTGGAGTAAAGCCCTTGCCACCGTAGTAAGATTGGAAGTAGTATGCTTGTGTAACATCGCCAAAGGATAAGCCTCTGACCATTGCGAAGTGAATATAGCCGATCTCTGCGCTGCCGTTGTTGCCAACTTCAGTAACCGCAGGATCAATGCCTAACTTTGCCAATGCACAGTTCATGTATAACTCATCAGGCTGACCACCGCCCCACTTCATTCTTAGCTTGTTTAATGGGATCGGGTTATTAAGTAGGTAGTCTTGTGCAATCTTATAGAGTGCCAATGCCTTAGATGACTTCTCGATGTATTGAACTGAACTATTGATGGCAGGCAATACCGTTGTTTCATCAAACTTGTAATGCTGCCAAATATCATCAGCCCAAGCCCACTGCATCGAATCAATCTTGCGACCTTTATCGATTGTGTGATAGCCTACCGTATGGCTTGCGTAAGGCTTGCCAAGATTAACCAACTCGTCAATCATTGGTTGGATGTCCTTTAGTGCAACTGCATCAACATCAAGATAGATGTTCTTATCAAAAGGCAAGTAATCGTAAAGGTGAACTTTAGCCTTTGCAGGATCTAATTTCTTGTTTGTGTATAGATGCTCGTGCTGAATCTCGATGAAGGTATCAATGACCTCGTAAAGATCACCGCAATACTTATCTGCATCCTGCCTTGATTCGATCAGGCAAGCAATCTTAACATCCTTATTGAATCGTTTAATTGAATAGGCTAAGTTGTAGGCAGCCCAATAATACTGAGGCTTACCAAACGCCATAAGCACCACCCCGATAGAGGCAGTGCTTTGGCTTTGTGGTTGTGTTGCCTCTGTCATTATCCGAAGATGCCCGCAGGAGCAGCATACTGTGAAGGAATCTCCTTATCTCTCCAAGAGAAAGTTACTTCATAACGCTGAAGTTCGTTGTTCTGCTCAGGGATGATAAAGTTAGCCGATGTAGTAATACCAACTGGAGGATTGATATAGATCACCTTACCTGAATCGCAAGCATAAGCCAAAATCCAAGCGATGCGTCTATTATTCACATCATTCCAAAAAGTATTGTTTTCATCAGTTACGTTAGCATCGTAAAGAGTAGCAGTACGATCTTCGTTAATTCTGATTGATGTTCCGCAGCCGATAGGTGAATCAACGGTAACTGGTGAGCCAGCAGGAAGGGCGAAGCGAATATCCTCAATGATCTTGGCAGTGCCAGCATCGATCAAGGCTTGTACTTCAACAGCATCCGAAGGATCAACTAATTCCGTTCCACACGCTCCGACTAAGATTGCTGATACACCGCCAAGCTTGTAGTCGTTACAGTTGACTAAGTTGTGATCGAGCAATGAGGAATCGCAATATGATACGCATCCCATAGTTTTGTAGAGTTTATTGTTATGATGCCGATTGTATAGGATGGCATCAGAAGTCCTACGTCTATGATGATGATTGCAAATTTACAAAATTATTCTTGATATAAATTAATGAGGTCTTGCGTAATGATTCGGTTATCATCCTGATAAAGCAAGAACGGCTCATCCAAGTTGAGGATCGATGGCAGGCAATCTGCATCCACGCCAACACATACAGTCTTGCGAACTATGCCCGTCTTTCTGATTAGGTCAATCGAGATCGAACCAAGATCATCGGCATCGTTATATTCAACTTCAGGGAATGAATCTTCAGCAGGGAAATGGGTTTCACCGTTAACGTAAAAGTTATCGAAGTACACCAAGATCGAAAGGAAGTCAAGCACGTACTCAGGCAATCTGCCGAAGTAATACGTATGGCGTTTCTTGCGATCCACATACGATGCGTGCCACCTTCCTGATGAGTACCGGAAAAGGTCTGCATCGGTGTCATATTGCGGTTGGTATCTTCTACCTTCCAAGCGGATCGATGGCAGAAATGATGAGCCATAGAATGCAAAGCCAAATTGATTCTCGCCATTGCAGCCTTCCAACTTAAAGTATTCGCATCCACTGTATTCACCAACTGAGATCACATCGCTGTATCGGTCATATTGAACTGAAGTGTAGATTGCTCGCAGTGTTACCTTGCTGATCTCGATAAGCGATGGTAAGCCTCCGATCTGTGATCCTAATACACTAACCTCACCTGATGCCGTTGGAGTGAATACAATCGTTGTAGTGCCTGCTGTTGTGATTGGTGAGCCGTAGATATTCCCTGCCACTGAAAGTCGCACACGAGCGTTGCTAATGGCATCCACAGTGATCTCAATAGAATACTCAACTCCCTCGCAAACTGTGGTAACTGATTCAAGGTAGGCACTCTCGCCCGTTCCTAATTCTATTGATGCAAGGTTAGGATCGATTGTCCAATTAGTTACGCCAGTGCCAATGACTGAACTCCAACTTGGCACTCCTGATCTTGTTGGATTGAAGTAAGGATTGGCGATGAAGTATTGACCACAAAGATTGGAGCAATACTCCGCAATCGCTAACCGATAGCATCCTGCCGTTAATGCAACATCAGCCATCGAGAAGCCTGCCGTAAGATATTGATCGATAGTGGTGATCGTAGGATCGATCCTTGCGATAATGGTATTCACATCATCAGCATCCACTACGCCCAAGAACAAGCCACCATTAGGCACACCCACCAAGCTAACAAATACAAAGCTACCAATAAAGGTATTGCCCGATATTGTTACCGAGATGCTGCTGTTAGTCAGTAGGTGAGCAGTGTCGAAGTAAAGTGTATGCGTGCCTGCTGCTGTAATCGTTTGGCTCGATGCTCCTGATACAATCACCACCAATGATCCAATGATGTCAGATACTTGCACCACCACCCTGATCACGCCATACATATCTTGCGGATAGAATGTCTGACTAAAGAAGCCTAATGAAGTCGCTGCCGTTGATGTTATGGTCGATCCGCTTTCTGTCCAAGCCTGCACAGTGGTAGCACTGCCATAAGTTCCCGTTTCATTGCAGGGCGATGATTCTATCTGAAAGAATACCTCATCATCATAATCGACAAGTTGCTTGAAGCCATCACCACCGCAACCGCAGTCAGAAGATAGCTGATTGCTTGGCTTGAATACTATTGGCTGATTAGGTATTGATTCGTAACTCATGGCAGAAGTTTATTTGATCTCAATTCAAACTGCGCTGTCTTGCGCATTATTGATTCAATGTTTATTGTCTTGATGTAGGTATCGATAACCGCAAGGCTATCATCTTGTTTTCCAAGTTTAATTGGCTTTGATGTTTCTGCTGCAATGGCAGTAATCTCTTGCATCGTTAAAGGTCTTTTGAACTTGTAAAGATATGTCTGCACTTCATCAATATCAACTGGATCAAGATCGGGCGGCACAAAGTTAGTTCCTTCAATAGTAAAGTAAGATGTATGCTCTTCAAATACTCCCTCAGGTGATTCAGCTATTGCAGTGGCAAGAAGTCTTTGTAAAGTTAAAAATCCTGTACCTGATGCTCTTATGATTCTATAATCGACCACTAATTGATCACCAACATTGCAAACGAATAGTTTATTGTTTGCCTCTACCCAAAGATTTTCTCTTGAATCGGCTTGATTAACTCCTGCGAAAAAACTTGCAAGTTCATTACCATCTGGATCTAATTGTCTTATTACAACTCTTGCATTTCTACCCCAAGCAACAGTATCAATAGGGAAAGGTGAACCGCCATCTCTAAAGGCTTCAAATACTAAGCCTGCATTGACAGTATAGATCCCTGCAAATGGAACGGTATAAGTGTCAATGTTAAAGATACCATTCGGATTGTCTAAGATAGTATTCCAAATAGTGTAATGCGCAGAAAACTCGAACAGCGTTACTGGTAAATCATCAACCTCGATCTGATTAAAAAAGGTTGAAGGATTTTGAACTGATACCTCAGTGTCCGAAACCAAAAACGGCTGAAAAAATGAAAGTAAAGAACTTGGATAACCATTGAGCCAATTAGTCGAAACATTCTGATTGGTATAGATACCATTGTAAAGCGTTTGACCTATCCCATAAATATCATATTCAATCGCAGTGAATGTAATATTGCTGCCAATGCCTAAGTTGATATCGCATTGAATAACAGCATTATCCCTGTCATATGATTGATTGCCAAATCGAATGATATCTTCAAATACGTTGGTATCAAAGATAATGTCATTGCTTACAATGTTTAATACGTTGGTTGTATTACACTTCCCTGCAAAGCCAAAGGTTTCATCTTGGAAAGCCCTAAATGGAGTTTGAATAAAGGTGCAAGGTGTTGCTCCAGAATCGCAGGCTGATGCTTGCAGTGTTGGGTTTGATCCCATATTCACTGATGCGTAAAGCCTCGCAGTATCAAACCGCATTTCAATATCTGATTGATCGTAGAGATTAACGATTGCATTGCCTTGCTGAAAGTATGCGATTGGCTCAATGCGCAACAATGGTCTGCCGTTGGCTTGCTTCTCAAATCCCATCCCAAGATTGCACTTGTTTCGCATCGCTTGGTATATCTCTTCAAAGGTAGCCAGTACCTCAACATTCTGATATGATCGTATTGATAGACCGTTTGTGTAGCAAGGTGTTTCTCCTGTTGTGCCGTAGGCAAAAAAGTTAGAGCCAAAGTCAACCAAGCCATCGCTCATACAATTAACCAAGTGATCAAACACATCATAAATAGCATAGCCATAAGCAGTTCCGTCAATAGTTCCATCAGCAGGGTTAAACATAAAGATGCTCCGCTGTGTTGGCGGTGTTATCGGTGTGCCGTTCTTTGAGGTTGTTAACCGCATCGAGAATGGGATGCTCTTGTTGTTGTTTATCTTGGTGCTAAATGTTTCATCATAAACCTTAGTCTTGACTTGACATTTATCGATAAGGAAGATTGATTCAGTGGCGATGATATAGCCATCAACTAAATTCAGCCAAGCACCCGATGTGCAGCGATATTGAACGGTGCAATTAACCAATTCACAATATCCTGACTGTTGCAGTTTTGCATACAAGTAATTGAATACTTCACCATCAAAAATCAATTCATTATCGAATGATACTACTCTCGCTCCGATTGTAGTGTCCTCGTTAATTGTTAGCCCGAATGATTCAGGGTTTAATGGCTGACCTCGATCTAATCCATCGATCAGGAATTTAATCTCTACTGCCATTGGTAGCGTGAATCTGATGCGTTAATGTTAACCACTGTTGATCTTCCTTTAAGATCCTTACGCAGCCCCTTAATCTCTTTCTCCATTGACTTGCTGTTGAGCGATGCGTTAACTGTTACGTTAGCACCTTTGTTCTTATTGGCGAAGTCCATCAATGCAGGGCGAACATAGCGATCATCAATGTACTTCTTAAATGCAACAGATGATCTATTCATCGCATCCAAAGCATCCCGATGACGTGCCACTGATGACTTGTTAACCACGAACTCGCCTTTCTCCGCCTCGATCATTGTACCGCCTGCCTCATGGCTTTTGCCTCCAACCATACCACCCTTTTTGAATTTAGGGATTGGCTGAGATAGAATGATAGCCAACTGTGCTGCTCCAATAATTCCTGCAAGAACTTTCAAAGGTATTGTCTTTGCCGATGCAACAGCAGCAGCAGTTCCAATGATAGCCTGAAAAACCGCCAGTGCTTTATCTGCTTGTGCTTGTCTTGTCTTTTCTACTTTGATCTTTTGCTGCGCCCGTAGGTTTGCTGCTGCGATCTTGTCCTGCTTTTTACGTTCTGAATCTGTTGATTTCTCAATGGCTGCAATCTCTGTATCTCGAACCTGCTCAATTTCCGCAATTCTATTTTCAGATACTTGCTTTTGAAGTTCAAGTATAGCACCAAAGGCATCAGCAGTTGCATTGGAAATATCAAGAATGTCATCAATTTGCTTCTGCTTTGATTCGGCATCTAAAGCCTCAATCTCTTTATTAGCCTTTGCCCTTGCCAATGCTCGCTTCTTTTCCTTCTCATCTTCCGCTACTAACTCTCGATCTATGGCATTGATCTTTAGCTTTAACTCGTCATTGATTAACTGCTTCTTATCATCCAATGTAGCCTTGTTTAATGCCTCCAAAGTTTGAATCCTAAGAATGTCAAGTTCAATCTCTTTATCGGCTGCATTTTGCTTTATATCCAATAATGCCTTTTGCTTATCGGCTTCAAGCTTTAGCAAGTCTTGTGCTAACTTCTTTTGTCCTGCTACGGTTTGATCGGCTGATGCTTTTAATGCAGCCTCCTTGCCCTTAAACTCAATATCAATTAACCTCTCTTGTGTTGCTATACTAAAATCACCAAGTTCCTGCTGTAACTTTAATCTGGCTGTGAACAGTTCAACATCGGCTTGGAATCCATCAGCCTTGATCTTCTTGATGGCTGCTTCACCATCTGCTTCTGCCTTAGCCTCCAATGCTTTTCTCTTGGCAGGATCGGTTTCACCGCCTGCTGCGATCTTCTCCGCTTCTGCTTTTGCCTTAGCCAGTTCAATAGCCTGATCGATCTCTAACTTGCCTGCTGCTTGTACTGCTTCAAGTTCCAGAATACGAGTTTCATTTGCCTTCTTACGCTCATCAAGTTTGATTGCTTCGATGTTGTTGGCAAGTTCCTGCTCGATCCTTGCGATGGTTGCTGCCCTTAGCGTGGCGTTCTCAATCGTTTGTTTAGCATTTAACTTTTCCTGATCTGCTAAGTTTTTAGCCAAATCAATTCGCTCCTGCTGTGATTCGCCATCGATTAGTATCTCTTTTCGGATTGTTTCTTCAACGATCTTTAATCGATCTTGTGCTGCTTTGTTGCTAATCTCTAATGCTTTCTTTGCTGCTTCCTTTTCTTTCTCTTCACGCTCAATTCTTTCAGCTTCATCAAACTGTTTGTTAATATTTGATATAGCGTTTTGTGAATCTATAATAATCTTTGTAGCAGTTCTTTGTGATTCAGCGATTAGATTTTCTTGTTCAGCAATTTTCTTTTCAAGTGTTTTAGTTTCTTCACTTGCAATGATATCTCCCGTTTTTGCTCCTGCCCTTGCATCTGCTATTCGTGAATCTCTGTATTCTTGACTTAAACCTTTTAACGCCTGAACTGCTTTTGTTTGTGCGCCTATCTCAACATTTACTGATTTCTTGGCTACTTCTTCACGCTCTTTAATTGCTGCTGATCGATCAAGGTCTAACTGAGTTTTACTCTTAGTAAGTAAAGCAAGTTTATCCTCAGCAGATTTAGAAGCATTGGCAATATCTTCTAATGCTTTTTTACTATTCTCAGCAGCAGATTTTAACAATACTAACGAAGCATTAAAATCCTTTTGTGCTTTGCTTGCTGACTGTAATCTATCAACAACTATTGCAATCGCACCCAAGAATAGCCCGATCCCCGTTGCTGCCAATGCCACCTTGAATGCACTGATCGCTCCAGTGCTTATCGCAGTGGCAACAGCAACCGCTTTCTGCCCTGCTGCTAACAATGCCAACTTCAATGGTCCTTGACCAGTTATCTGATTAGCAAGTTGATTTACTCCATTGGCGATGGCTGTAACTGCCGTAGTCTTATTGATTGCTTCTTGTAGGTTCTTATTCTCTTCACCAAACAATGCAGCAGCACCTTGCGCAATTTCAAAGCCTGATGACAAAGCACCAACAGCACCAACCGCAGCATCGAACTTGAATGTGTCAGATGATAACACCCTCACTCGCTCCCTTGTATCTCCGATCTGATCTTCTAACTTGGCAGCCTCTATGGTTAGCTTTCTGAATTGATCAGAGTTATCTTGACCTGATTGTTCAAGCAATGATAACTCCTGCTTTAATAATCTTAATTGACCAGTTAAAGACTTCTGCTTTGTTTCAGTTTGTTCAAAGGTCTGATTCAACTGCTGCTGCTCGGCATTAACCTGACTGATCTGATTCTTTAGAACGAGTTGAGCCTTTGCATTATCTTGATATGCCTTGCTCACTCGATTGCCAGAAGCAACCAAAAGAACTTGCTCCTTTTGCAATTCCTTTAGATTGGCAGTTAGCTTATCTGATTCTTTATTGAGTTGATCCAGTGCAGCCTTTACTTGCTGACTGCCGAAGGCTGCTGCTGCTGCACCGCCTACCTTCTTAAATTCATCGGCAACCTTTTTCGATGTGGCTGCTGCTCCTTTTACAAGTTCATCATTGACTTGTGTAATCTTGCCGACTGATGCTTCAAGGCTTGTAGCGTTAGCCTTGTAGATTATCTCAACTTCTGCTTGTGCCATCTTTGCGTTGGTGCTTTATGAATTGCTCAAATTTAAGCAAATAAAGCGATACATCGCCACGCATTAACTCATTGAACTCAACGATGTTGCCTGCTGCCAAACTCATCAACTGAGCCTTAAAATCTTCAATTACTTTCTTTGCCCTTTGTCGAGGTGAGAATCCAGATGCGTTAAGGCTTTGGTTAGGTTGCGCTGTGCCTCCACGTTGTACTCCCATAAGTTCTGAAACGTATCGGCTGACATAGTTAGTAATGGCATCAGCGGATCTATATCCAAGCGAGTAAAAAAATCATGCGATGCCTCCTTGCACATCGCTTCAAACAATTCTAATTTCTTACTGTGAATATCAGGATCAACTACTGCAACATCTTCATCACTGCGAACCACCCAACAAGCAGCAAGGTTGAGCAATAAATCTCTGTGGATAACGGTGTCTTGTCTTTCTCTAATGACATGGATGTAGCCTGCCACCACTGCTGCGTTCTTTGGATTGGATAGCCCTGCCGATAGTGCTTTCTCCATCCCTTGCAAGATGCCCTCCATCTCCGATCCACTAAGCCCAGAAGATATACGCTCCATCAATCCCATCGACATCGCAAACCTTTCCAATGGTAGGTTCATTTCCTTTGGGAATCGATAGTAGGTATAACCTTCGTGCTTGAACAGTTCCACCATTGGTCGCAATGGCTTGGTGTCTTTACTGCGCAAAAATATTGATCGCAGTCGATCTGCGAATCTTTTGGATGATTTCATCTAATGAGTTATTTGTTTTGATTTCAGAATTGTCCTTCAAGATCACCACCGTTCCATCTTCACCGTCCGCCTCGAAGCAATGGCTGATGAAGTCAACATTGATAATCGTATCGGCAACCTTATTCACGCCAAGCACCTCATCAATCTCGTTGCTGTGATATACTGCTGAAACGATGATGAAGCCAGTCATGTGATCTACCACCTTTGCACTGGACATTCTGCATCTGGTACTCTTGTCTTTGCCGGAAGGAAGCACCCACATTCTTTGCAGGTGTTGGTTAGCTTCTGATGATACGGGCAAACTACGCACTCCATCATCCGCTTCCTTGATCGCTTTCTGCTTTCTTTACTATCGAAGCACCACAGCATCCAGCCATGAAGGATCATTCTTAGCTTGGTCAACATTCGATGCAGTCGATTAAGTTAATCACTCCAACATCTTCAGCATCGGCATTGGTATTGGCTACCGAGAAGGTAATGCAACTGTATTCAATCTCGCAGATAGTGAACACCTCACAGCCTCTTAATGTGATCGTATAGCCTTGCAGTGGATCGATCTTCGCTCCGACAATGGTAAGCATACCATCAACATCTGATTCGCTGTTATAGAAGGTCTGAATCTTGCCCGTTGCATTGTGCTTAATATCCACCACATAGGTAGCTTCAGCAGGCACAACTCCGAAGGTGATCCCCTCGTTGCAGTAGTCTACGATAATTCCTGAATCAAAGCATGCTGTACATACGCTCATAAGTAACGCTTTAGGATTGCGTTTACAAAGTAACGGAAACAATCTAAAAAGTCAGCACGCTCGGCTATGTTTTTTCGGTTGGTCTTGATGATCCCACCATTGGCATCGCACTGCACTTGCTTGGCATCGAACACAAAGCCCTTACAGCGTTTGGAGTTCGCCCTGATGTCTAACCGCCTCAGTGCTGAATTGCAATCGATACGGCTGTTGTAATGCGTTGGATTGGCAGGGATCAGGAATTGGCTATCAGTTAACCCAAGCCTGCGTTTGATCTGAGTATAGGCAGATGAGTTATCTCGCTGCTGCACAGTGCCACCTTTGCCCATTGCATCGCCAGTGATCCTGATCAAGCCCATCGGTACATTCAAGGCAAGCACAGCATCGCAGAACGCATCCACGCTGCCCTTGTCGATCTTGATCTCATCTACCACCACAGCACCTCTGTTAATCTGTTGAATCACTAAAGCACATAACGGGTTAATGTTGAAATCAACTGACACATAGACGGGCAAGTTGGAGTTAAGTTGAATGCTGTCATCGATGTGCTTCTCATCTTGCCACTCGTACAAGAATGGGTTGGTTACATCGTCCATTACATCCCAATCGCCCTCAACGAATCTTTGGTACTGGACGGGCGGCAACTCCTTTAATGATTCAAGATACTCAGCAGGGATGTAGGGATTGTCGGTAATCTTCGAGGTGATGAACTTCCACTTGTCCGGTAGTGTTCCCTCCTTATGGCGTTCGTAGATCACAGTCTTAACCCAATTATTTGCAGGGTTGCACGTAGCGAGGCAAACGATGGGAGGTGATCCTATTGCCTGATTCCAACTGCCGATCCTCTCCTGCACCTTGTAGAATGTCTGCTCCTGCAATTCATTCACCTCATCAAGCCCTGCACCGTTAACCTCCAAGCCTTTAAATCTGTTGAGGTCTTTATCATCATCGAATGATTCAGCCATAAAGATCAACTCCGATCCATTGGCAAAACTCACCACGTTGGTATCTCGATTCCAAGACTTGACATAATCGCCAATGCCATCGGCTAAGATTGAAGTGAAGGATGGGAAGGTAGTACGCTTCAGATCGGGCAAGGATCGCCTGATGATAACCCACCTCGATCTTGGATATTGAAGAGCAAGGTATGTGATGGTAATCAGTAGCCAATAAGTTTTACCGCCTCGTTAATCATGCCCCCTCACATTGCTGTAAGGGGTTAGCCTCGTATAGCACCGCCAAAGACAATAACTCGGTTGTCTCCGTTGGTTGCCATATCGTAGGCTGTTGTTTGGGTTTCAGTTAGCGTAAATCGCATAATCTTTAGTCGTTCTTTGGTTTTGCTGATTCTGTTCTTACGATCACCAATGGCTCAAGCATATTCACATTAGCATCCATCGTCTGCTTGGCTTTGCCGTAGCCTCTATCGAGCAACATCTCGGCTGCTTTGATATCACCTTTCAATGCTTTCTTTTCAATGGCTTTAAGGATCTGCTCGGCAATGGTTACACCGTTCTTCTCATCGCCCAAAATGTTAGCCATGAGTTTATCCAGTTCGGGCAACTTGCGAGGTCTGCCTCCGCCATTGTTGCCTCCCGTTTTTAGCAAACCACCATTCCTGCCTTGTCGCATAGCTTACGGGTTTTTTACGAGGTTAGTATTTATCAATTCCTTGCTCTTGCTTTCTTGTACTTATCTGCCTCAGCGTAGGCAATGGCGATGGCTTGCTGTTGGTTGTAACCCTCTTCGATCAGTTTGCGGATGTTCATCTGGATGATCTGATCACTGTCTCCTTGAAATAATGGCATGGCTGTTAGTGTTGATTCTGAACTACAAAGATATTAAACTCTCGACAAAGTCGGATTCTCTTAGCTTGTTGATGCTTTCTCCTATATCAACTATCTTCTTATACTGCGAAGGATAGATTACCAACTTCCTGAGTTTACCGCAGATGTATGCCATTGTCGTGTATATCTCATTGCCATCCCGATCTTCTGCATTGACTAAGATGCCGAAGTTATATTGAGGCTGATCGGTTGACATGATCACCTTGTTGCCCTTGATAAACATCTGAAGATCCTTGTGCGAGAATGCCACTGCCACATCGTACTCCCATGATGCCCTCGATAGATAGCCGAAAAAAAAGTAGTTACCTTCCATCTCTGCATCAACAAAGATGCCTGATCTGATTCTGATTGTCATAGCTCAGTAAGTTAGATATTTGATGTATCGCATCTCCATCACGTTGCTCTCGTTGTACAGATCAACGCAGTAGTCAATGATGCCATCCATGCTCATCACGAAGGCATCCTCTGGCGTTTCTGCTCCATGTGCTTCATCTTCGGGCAGCCATAGGTTATCTGATACCACCTCCTTAAATCTTGTGAAGATCCCGTTAAGCAGGGTGCTGTTATCTCGCCATGCTTCGGTAGTGAATTCAATGTCGAATTCCTCACGCAGGAATTGACGGAGGCAGTTCTTCGGGCTGAAGCCAATCTCTTGAAGCTTCGATAGCTGCTGCTCGGTTAGCTTGCTGACAATGCTGATGCTGTTCATGCTTATCATGTTATTAGAATGTTTGATAGGTGTCGATGCGCTTCTTTACCATGTCGATAAATCGCTCCATCATTGAATTATAGAATAGGTTGAAATCCTGATGCCCTTCTGCGTTATGCTCAAAAAGAATGTAAAGCACTGCCCGAAGTCGTTGGCTTGGTGTCTTGCTGCCCATCTCCTGAGCATCGATCTTCATTGACTGGAGCATCTGCTCATCGTTGTAGTTGAACTGCTCGCCCTTGAATGCCATCACTCCAACACCACCCATCCATTGATTCATAAGTTCGGTCATCTGCTCAGGCGTTAACTCCTGCGTGCCGATGGTGATCTTGATTGACTTATCTCGCCTTGTCGATACTGATTCAATGGCGCAGGGGATGGTGAGTAGGTTAGTTGGCATTTGATGTCGTTGTCATTGTTGAGAGGTACTTCTTGACCATTGCTTTGATCTGATCCTTTTTTGATTGAGGTATTCTAAAGGTGATGTTGATCGTTGGCTCTCCATACTTCAACTTAGATCCTGCTCCAGTGCGCCTGCCCCCTCGCTTGTTAGTCGATGCTTCCATTTCACAAATATACACTTTTTTTGATTGTGCAATACATTGTGAGTTAAATATTGGCTTAGAAATTTCAATTAAACAATCCTCCAATATGGCTTATATCATCTATTGTTTTTATTTTAACAATAGATTTTACATCATCATCGCTCAACAAAAACCATTCATAATGAATGCGTTTATCTTTAAATGCTCTATGCAATGCTTTTTCTATTCTTTTATAATCATTAGTTGACAATGTCCATATTAATTCTAAAGGATAAGGGCATAATCCAATCACTTTTTTAAATCTCTGCTCCATATTGCTAGTAAATCCTATCTTAAATCTATCATTAGCTTTTAAGACATAAACTAAAGATTGATTTTTGTAATCCTTTAAATGGAAGTCTGCGTGCTGAGCGTTTTTATTTTGAACTCCTTTTTTTCTTCCACCACTTTTAAATCCTTTTGGCATCTCAATAATTTTTGCAGTTAAGATTAAACACAATGCACTTGATCTTCTCATCCCTTGTCAGGTGATCGAGTTTGGGAAAGTGATGCGATAGTTCGGCATCGGTTAATGTTTGCAGCATCTCTAAAAACTTGATTTGATTATCAGTAGGTTTATCCATTAGATTGAATCGCATTAAATACCAACAGCCTTGCATAGATCGCCTCTGTTCGCCCCTTCATATCGGATGGATAGTTATGCTCGGTTATCTTGGAAAGAATCGAATTAAAGGCTCTCACCTTGTTAAAATCATTGGTGTCATACATTGCCTCATCCCGATCTGATGTGAGTTGTTTAATGGCTTCGCTCTTCGCCTGATCCCATAAGTCTTTCCTTTTGCCTTGCACCGCCCCTGACTGGATCAACTCATTGCACATACCTAAGTTCAACTCTGCATAACTCTTGACTGTTGGATTGCTCTGTTGTGATGTTAGCCAATCATGGCAATACTTTGTGAACTCCTTACGCTTTGCCTCTGCCAGTTCCTCCTCCTGCACCTCATGGCTTCGCTCAGTTGCATCAATGGCAGCGATCAACTTATTACGCTTGATCTTCCATGCATACATGATCTCACTAAACATATTGACAGTGTACATACCTCCGAATGCTTTGAGTGCATTCTTGGAAGATTCTGCGTGTGCTTCTCTCACCTCCTCAATACTGATGCTGCCGTAGTCTTTAATCATCCGATCATAGCACTCGCTGAATACTGAATCAGGTGTGTTCTTATCAGCACCAAAATAGACTTGTATGATAACGGTCAGCACCTCGTAGAACTTTCGCCTCGCTAACTGTGCCTGTATCTTCTTAATCGGGAAGTTTCGATGGTACTGGAGCATTGCCACCTGATGAGGCTGTGCTTCGATGCCAGTTCTGTTAGCCTCCAATATGATTCCTTGTAAGGCGTTCAACTCTGTCGAGCATTGCTTGATCGCTGTGGTGGAGTTGTTGACCACTTGCAGTGATGTAGGTTCGCTTGTATTCGGCAGGGTTTCGCTTAACCCAATTTTGGGCTGCTGAGATCCAGTTGGCGTAGGTGTATTTTGAGGAGGCATCAGATGAAGTTTTTAAGGTTGTGTAAACTTTTAATGGATCGGTGTCAGGATAGGCTCTCGCTGTTTCGGTTTGCATCCAGTGTTCAATAAATAGATCAGGATCATCGCAGTAGATCGAATCGGCAAAGCGGTGATCTTTCTTTTTTTGCGGAACTTTTTTCTTTTGGGGGGTAGGGGTGTATAGTTGGATTGAATCATGTTGGATAGTTACGGGGTTCGATTCGATAGAATCGGGGTAAGTAATATCAACATCTTTATCTTCATCCTTATCCTTATCCTTATCCTTATCCTTATAGGCTTCTACTTCGCTTACAATTCGCTTCTGTTTCGCTTCTACTTCGCTTACAATTCGCTTCTGTTTCGGTTGCTTTCCGTTTACGAAGTTTGTGTTCCCTTTGGTAAGCACTGGCTCAATCAACAGCCATATTGTTCGGGCAATGCCAGTTAATTCTTTCTTTTCAAAGTCGAGTGAATAACTGAAGATTGCATCATAAACATCGGATTGGATCTCTTTAGGTAACTCCTTTATCGCTTCATACATCGAGCGATAGAATATGCAAGTATCTCGGTTTGTCATAAAATAAAATGCCCCTTGATGGCTGCGCTGGAATCGGCTCAGTGGTTAGACCTTGCCTCGCAGCCCTCAAAGGGCTTCAATGTTTTAAATCTGCTCAGGATTCCAGTTCTGAACGATCACAAAGATAAAAAATTAATAGCAGTTAACCGTAGTCTTGACAGTAACTTTTTTGCCATTCAATGTTGTACTTGTCGTGCCTTCCATTCCAACCTTAAATGCCTTAACATCTCGGTTAGTCATTCCGCACTTTTCGATTCTGGTCATTTGCGTTTGCGATTCAAAGCCAGTCGTTGTTGTTGTTACCCTGCAATCGTAGCACTTTCTACAACTTGATAGAGAGGCAAGCAGGATAAGAATTGATAGAGTTGTTTTCATGTTGTTAGTTGTTAAAGTTTATACTGTCCAAAGTGTTGGAGCTTCTTTTTCAATTATACTTTTTGCAAATCCAAATTCTTTAATGTCGCTTTTAATTTGCTTTTCCTGCATTAACCACTTATTAGCCTTAGTCCAAAATTCTTTCTTTATTTCAAATCCATAAGCCTTTCTATTAAGGCGTTCTGCTGCAACTAAAGTAGAACCACTACCTGCACATGGATCAATTACTACATCGCCTTCATCGGTAAAGATTTCGATCAACCGCTTTAACAACTCAACGGGCTTTTGTGTAGGGTGTATCTTTTCGCTTTCCCCATCCCTCGGCCAGTCCATACAATTAAAAATCATTTTGCCATTGTTTCTAAACTTTGGTAATTTATCTCGATAAAGAATTAAACCATACTCACAGTTTCCAACTACTTTCATGTTAGCCTTTAGAACCTGAGCTGAAAAGTTTTTACGGAAAACCAAATTGATATAGTTATTTAGCCCGTATCGTTTGGCAAGTTCAATCAAATACATTTGCTGATCAAAAGCACAAAAGATAATCATGCAAGGAGCATCCCCCTTTTGTCTTGCCTCGCCTTCTACTTTTTGTTTTTTTCCTTCAGACTTTAACATAGTGCTGCAAAAGTGCATAAACTCAGCAGGTCTAAAATCTTCATCAGTATCAAAAAAAGATTTTCCAGCTAATGCGCTTTCTCCGTTTGAATTATCGCCGTCTTTATACCATGCAGGATTAGAAGCATAGGCGTTGTTTCCAAGATTGTATGGAATGTCCGCAATTATCAACTGTGCTTTAGGTATTGCATACCCTTTGTAGTTTTGAAAATGATCTCTGTAAATCATGCTGTTTGTTTATTTAGTTGTTAAAGTTTCTTGTTGATGTAATTGTCGATGATGTTGCAGCACTCATGTATGCCGATTGCAAACGTGGTGTAATAGCCTGCATCAGATAGCACTTTTAAGATGTTGTGCTGCCGTTCCAGATGCTCATCGGCAAGTAGGCTGCCATCCTTCTTAAAAACCTTCTTTCCTTCGAGCTTGATCTCCAGATACAGCCCTGCATACTTGCCATTGGGATAGGCAATAAACAAGTCAGGATAGCCGATAAAGTGATTCATTGCTTTGTGAAGCCTGCCCTGCCCGATGCTCATCTTCATGCCTGCTGCGAAGTCAAAGCGATAAACGATGTTAGGATATTGCAGTGCCATCATCTTGGCGATGGTGATGTAGATGTCGGATTCTCTGCGTTTGCGTATCTTCATTTGCTTGTAAATTTCATTCCTTTATTCCAAGCCCGTTGCCCTGCCTTGAACCTTGTCGGTATGCCTGCCTGCATCAGCCTGCTTCCATGATGATCTCGTTTGTACGAATCAGCCTTTTTAACGCCTCTTAAATTGGCGATCTGATAAACAGCACAGCAAGTCAATCCTAATGCCTTAGCGATCTCGACAGTGGGCATATTGGCATAGTTGCTCAGTACGTATTCAATCACCTCTTTACTGTGCTTCGCTCTCATCGCTTCTCGTAGTTACCATCGAATTGCTCGATGAAGTTAATGATCAACTCCTTTGCGCTGTCGATCTCCTGCTGATTGTGGCGGTATAAAAACAAGTCAGTAAACTTGCCCGACTTCTTAACCTTTGGAGTAACACCAATGTAGTAGAAGCACTTAGGATCAACGCCCATCAGGAGCGAATACCATACCGCCTGAATGTGGTTGGCGTGCTTGATCATATCGGCTGCAAATGCCTCAATCGACTTGGCTGATGTGGTCTTGATGTCAGCGATAATCTTTTGCTGCTCCCAATTCATGTCGATTGCTCCCTTGCCCATCACTATCTTGCCTCCGATGTTCACCTCCGAAACAATCACTTGTTCCTTGATCGATTCCTCAAACATTGTAGCCAATAGTGGCACTTCCTGAAAGGCATCGTAGACATTCTTGGCAGCCCCGTTCATCTGCTCTACTTCAGTTTCCAAAAGATCGTAGTGAAAGTTTGCCCCCTTGTCGAGGGCATTCTTCACGTATGTAATATCGCCAGTATAGAATCGCTTGATGCGACTTGCTGAGATAGCAGGATAGTTGATAAATTCTTCTCTTGTCATATATTATCCCCCCTTAATTCTTTAAACTCTTCCCATGTAGTAATCCCTACATTACGATGGCTCAAAAACATTTCCTTAGTGATTTGAGAGGGGAAAATATTATTATCATAACGGCTTGTAATAACATTACGAAGCCGAATTGATGCTTCTACTGTTTTAATCCAGTCATGAATTAATAGCTCATTTGATGCTTTTACTTTTTCCTTTTTTAGCCAGCGTGCTAAGTGCCTTTTATCCTCATCAGTAAAGCAATTGTGGTATAATTTATATAGTTCCATAAACAAAATTATAATATTGCTCGCCAAGTTGCAGACCGTCGAGTGCGCCTTCGTTGTACGTTTCAACTATCTGTTGCTTCTCCATTGCTTTGGCTTGTTGAAACACAACCGTATTCTTGATGTCGATGCTGGTGTGGTGCTGTTCCAATTGCTCAACCAACCACTCCACTGATGTCTGTTTACTTGTCATCAGATCTCCTCCCATCCTTCCGTTCTTCTCATCACCTTGTAGCCTGCCGCCTTGATCTTGGTGATCATCTGCTCGATGCTCATCACTCCATAGATCGGCTTTTCGATCTTCACTGGTGCTTCGATCTTCTCAGGCTGCTTGTCTAATTCAATTTGTAGTTGTGATGGCGTTGCTTCAACAACTGTTTTGGCAATTCTCTGAAATGACTCCTTACTAAATCTGTGCGCTCCCGTTACAAGTGATGTATAATGAGTTGATCCATATCCTGCCAATTTTGACAATTCAATCTTTCTTAGGTTAGTATTCATGCGTTTAGATTCAATAAACTCAACTAACTCATAATGTTTTAATGGTGTCCAATCATAGCTATCACCATACTTATTTACTGCTCTTGCGATTTGTGGCATGATCTAAAAGATTAAACTGTTTGCGTTTTGATTTCAACTATTTTGATTCCACTGATTGCGTTAACTCCTGCCATCTGCATCGCTCGTGGCAAGTGTCTGAGAAGATCCTGATGGCGCAGATGATCCGTTGAGAATAGCACCTCAATCACTGTCAGCCAGTCAACATTACCATCGACTTCAGCCTTGTAGAGTGTTCTGATATTCTTGGTCTTTGCCATCTCAACAGAACTCACATAAAGGTCATCGACCATATCAGCCAGAACATCCATTTCCTTGAAGTGTCCTTTGAGCGACATCTTAGCTTCGGCTTCGGCTTTGATCTTAGCCTCTGCCTCCTTATGCTGCCGTTCAACCTCATTGTGATAGTCGAGCATTTTAACCTTAGCCGATGCGATGAAGGTGTTTAAGCGGTCAACTGTTTGCCTCTCCAGTGCGATCAATTCTTTCTTGAAGTGATCAACGGGTGCGGTTACTTCCTTACGTGCTGATTCCACGATCTTGATGGCATCATTAACTTGCTTGATGGCTGCTGCCATGCTGTTATATTCGGTTACATTTTTCACGCTGTTAGCCTCATCAGCTACACTGTTGCGTTCAATGATTGACTGAGCGTTGAGTACATCAGCAGAATTGATGGCTGCATAAATCTTCTCAACTGGAATTGTTATCTTTGCGATGCTGTTCATGTTTATTTTAGGTTGATTAAAGGCAGGAGAATACCCCTGCCTTTTTTGGTTGTTGTTAGAATGGATCTTTGTCGTTTGTTGTTCCGAACAGCGCATCTAAGTCATCGGTCAATCCTTGACCGTTAGTGTTAGCCGTTTGGAAGTTGTTAGTCGGATAGTTAGGCTTGCTCCAACTTGTCGCAGATTGCGATTGTCTTGCCAACCACTCATCGCTTTTCTTAATATCCTCCTGCATAAACTCAGGGAGCATGATAAACACTTGCTCATCGTGGGCAGTGGTATCGTAGCACATCGGCATATTAATCGCAGGAGGGCATTGCATACCTTTCGGCATTGGCGAGATGCTCATAATGTTGGCATAAGTACGATCTTCTTTGCCGTTGTGAACCACGTTGATCATGCAGGCAGCACCGATCAAAGTGAAGATTTCAAAATCGGCTGCTTGCTTGTCGGTCATCTTCTTGCCGAACCATGATTCAATGAACTTGCGAAGCGATGATTTCTCGCCCATGCTCAGGTTAAATACTGTCTTTACATAGAATGGCTGCTCGCCTTTCTCCTCGTTGAATACTGCCAACTCCATCGGCAGTTCAAACATAAATTGGATCTTGCGCTTTCTGTTCTGCCACTTCTCATCGAAGGTCGTGCCTTTGTCGATGATTTGGTAGCAGCGTGCTACGTGCGTGCCTTCAGGAGCGATTTGCTTGTTTGCGGATGATCCGCTGTTAACTGGTGCTTTCATTACTGAAATATTAAAGGGTTAAAGATTACGATTGTAAAGATTCGACAACTACCTCGTGCATGGTGTCCACTGCTGCACAGTAGGCTTGATGATACTCCTCGATGGAGCAAGATTCAAACAGCCTGATCTCGCTTGGTACGCCATATCTGAACTCCTTATGGAATTCTCTTGGCAGTGCTGATGCTTGGCTGTCGCATCTTGTCATAATACCTTTACGGCATCCGTCATTAATTACGATTGTCAGCACTCCTGCGAGGTGATCGTAGTGGAAATACTCGGTAGATTCGATGTTGCGGAAAAGTGTTTTTGCTGTCATTGTTTTAAGTTGTAAAAGGTGTGAAAATATGGGCGGTAGTTAGCCGCCCGATTGGGTTATGAAAAGATTGGAGCCATTGAGTAAGAACCTAAAGCCATTACGTACTCATTTCCGTTATAGCCTACTTTTACTTTTTTGCGTACGATGTCTTTGTAGCCTTCAATTTTAAGAGTTACATAATCACCTTTGCGGCTTAATACTTCTGCCTTAAAAATGCAGTTAGAATCACAAACGCTTACTGCTGTAATTACTGTGTTTGGTTGGATCGTTGAGTTGTTCATGGCTTGAATAGGTTTGAATTGTGTGTTTTGGTTTGACAAATGTAAAACCATTTTTTGATTCTGCAATACACTAAACAACAAAATAACAAACTACCAGCGTTAAATTGCATAACTCGCTGATAATCAAATCAATTAATTTCAATAAATCTTTAAGGAGTTGCGAGCTTCATCACCCCGAAGCCGATCAATATGCCTGCCCCGATTTTGGCAGCAGTAGTTTGATGCCACTTTTTATCTTGCCTCACCACCACGTTACGCATCCCAGTTAGATTGATATTGGGATTGTCCACGCCAATTCTAACCACTGGATCTGTTCTTTTGAGAATCTTTGAAATAAAGCCCTCTCGCAGCGTATCTCCGATTGCAACGGTATAAGATGCAGGAATGATTAAAGAATCGATCTGAATGAAGCCTAAGCGGTTAATTCGCCCTCCTATCTCTAACCATCTTTCTATCTTGTGGAAGGTGCGAGGTAATTTGATATGCGGAAAGCTATCAACATACACCACCTCGCCCACCTTGAACTCAGTCTTGTAGATAGTTTTCGTTTCAATCTTCACCGCCTGATCCACCTTAGCCATCTCTAACTGTTCCTTGATCTGATCCAGTTCACGCTCTGATGCGTTGATATGCAAGGCTTGAGTATAGATGATAAGCGAATCATCAGTCTTGCGCTTGGTGAATATCTGATTCGTTTCAAAGGCATCAGCATTGAGCCTCTTCAACTCTCGATTGTAACTGCAAGACCTAAGCAATAAAAAAAGCAACAGCCCGATGATAGTTAGCATCACTGCTGTCGATGGCTTGATATTATCCATAGCTGACAAGTTGAATGAGTTTGTTGAGGTGAATAAGCATACAGCCCTGATCCCTGATGTTATCATTTAAGATATTGATCGCCACATTGAACGGCATACCTTTCTCGATCACATAAGAAGCAACAACAGCAATCAGCCTCTCATCGCATTCGCGGTCAGTCTTAGGCAAGTCAATCAATGCTTCAATCATAATCGAATTATTATAGCTGTCGAGTTGCTTTCTTGACAAGCAATTTAATTGATTCATCCAATCGCTGCACACTGTCAGCAATCATGTTTATTATCTCCTGCTTCTCTCTTTCTGTTGCCTCCTTATGCTCCATCATCATGCTCACCAAGCCACCAATGGAAGTCAATGGCTGTCTAAGTTCGTGCGATAAAATAAAGCGGAACTCTTCGAGGAGCATCTTCTGGCGTTCGTAGTCATGGGCAGTGATGCTCGTTACATCTACTAATGGGATGCCTATAAAATGCAAAGAACCCAAGATAGAATATACATTCCACATTGAGTACCTCTCAGATCCGATCTTCTGCTTAGATCGAACATACACCCGTAAAGCATC